GGAGGAGTGAGAGAAGTGTATGATTACATTGAATCTCTACCTCATTTTGATTCGTGGCAACTTGGGAAAAGTTATGAGGATCAAATTAATAGACTTTTAGCCCGTGATGTTTTTTTACGACATATTGGAGCAGTGACTTATCAAGGTAGGGATGACGATGGGGCTGTAACCATTCATGCAGCATTTGTGGCAATTATGGATTGATATGAAACTTAATTTAGGAGATTCCGGTTCACAACATTCCCATCGCAATTATTATTGCCCAACATGTAAATGTTTTGGTTGGAGAACACCACATGAAGAAGGCTGTGTTGGGGAGAAGGTTATGATTTCCGCCACCGCTAGAATACCAAGGAAAAATGCTTCTAAGAAAACGTGGGATGAATTTTATGATAAGTTCGTTCTCCAGAAAGATTTGAAAGAATTTTTATCAAAACCTAAAAAAGAATCCAAATCGATGAAGACTTGGAGAATACGGAGAAAGTTGAAATCATTCGACGTTAAAACCAATAAATGGTATGACTGATTTCCAAAAAAGAATATATAACTCCCATCTGGCGATTTCTCGTAAGATGCGCGACAAACCATTTCGGATTCGTAAGGACTTCTCCGATATGGATCAATCCAAATTGGATCACCTTGCTTCTCTGGAAAGGTTCTTCAACAGTTATAATAATATTAAAATTGATGATTACTTCTCTGCTCCTTATAGGATTTTCGAGGATGATGATTATTTTGATCTGGAATTCTTCTTGACTTCCAAAGCTAAAAAGGCATATTCACAGTATATGAAGAAGATTGAGATGGATGATCCTGATTCTGAAAGTTCTCTCAAGAGATTGGTTGATAGTCTCAAATTTATTAAGAACTTTTGTAAAGAAAAAGGGTTGACTTTGGAACAATATCCCTTATATACAGAAGAGTCACTACCAAACATGATTGACCATCTAAAGAACCATCACATTAATATGTATGCTTTGCATTCTTTGGGTGTCTCAAAAATCGAGGTGGAGAATCGGATTCTGGATTTCATATTCTCAGATTTTTGGATCACTTTTCAAAAGACGAAAAACAAATTTCATCTGAGCAAGAAAATGAAGGAATTCTCTCACAAAGCAATAACAAAAATAAAAGAACAAATAAAATAAAACAATGGCAACAAAACAAAAAACAAAATTCGGCGCAGCTATGTTCGATTCGATCAAAGCGGCATTAAACAAGAACAACGATTCATCGGGGGGTCAATTCTCCAATATCATGAGCTTCCCAGCAGGACACACCTACACGCTTAGGTTGATTCCCAACGTGGAAGACCCTGAGAAGAGTCTGTTTCATCATTGGGTGCATGGATTCACCAGCAAGGCGAGTGGTAAATACACAAGCTTCCTTGGACTTCAAACCATGGGAGATCGTGATCCAATTGCGGAGCTTCGTTGGAAACTTTTCAAAAGCTGGAAAGAAGCAAATCCAAAGGCTGAGAACAGGGAATACAGTGCGGACATCTCCCAAAAGGAGCAATGGCTTGTGAATGTCTATGTGATCAACGATCCCGCAAAGCCAGAGAACAATGGCACGGTGAAGATTCTTCGCATGGGACCACAACTCAAGAAGATCATTGATGATGCAACCGAAGGGGAGCGTTCCGATGAACTTGGTTGGGACATCTTCGACCCTACCAAGGGACATGATTTCAAGATCGTGGCAGAGAAGAAAGGGGACTACACAACCTTTGAATCTTCCTTTATCACAACCAAATCTAAGACTGTTCTGGATGAGGAAGAGATTGAAAAGATTTGTTCGGAAATCCATGATCTGGAAGCTGTGTATTCCGTGAAGACCTATGATGAGCTTCAGGAAGTCCTTAACGAACACTTCTTCGTTGGCGAAGAAAAGGAAGAGCGCAAGACTCTGAAACAAGCCAAGAAAGAAGCGGTTGAAGACGAGGACAAGGATGAAATTCCCATGAAACATGAGGAAAAGAAACCAGCGGCAAAACCAAAGAAAGTTGAGAAGCAGGAGGACGACGATATTGACGAACTTCTTGCAGGACTAGACGATTAACCCGATTCCCTCCCCATCAAGTCGGTGGGGAGGGTTTCCTTTTTAAATATATGAATCCGAACATACCAGAAGAATATAAAACGATGGCTGCTCTACTTGGGGAGAGTGCTGCCATTGATTCGTTGATGATCAATAATCCTGCACAGTTGGCTACCAATACCAACACTCTCAAGAGAGGTATCGCAGAATATCAAGAGCAACAGAAGCGAGAGCGCATTCAACCACCCCAACAATCCGTTCCAACACATCATTATGGTGATGTTGCGGCAACCAATATTCCACTGCCATATTATCCCCCTCAACCCATTCCACAAGTTCCCCAATATGCTCCCATGCCCCAAAAAGTGGATGACGGGCAATTGGAACTGAATTTGGAACCATCCAAGGCAGATATCATCATCAATTTACTGAAAGAGATTTCTTTAAAGTTGACAAAGCAAAATAGTCTGATAGAAAAGCAATATGCAATTAAGCCTGAAAAAGAAAGAGTTCCAGTTCTTGCTACAAAGCCTCGGCACAATCCATGACACCTGTGTTCTGGAACTGAGGGAAGATGGTATTCATGGGATTGCCTCCAGCGAGGATAATTCCATGTATGCCCATGCTTACCTTGCAGGTGATTATGAGGATCAGAATCTCAATCTACCATCCTTGAAGAAGCTTTCCAAAGCTTTGGATATGATTTCTTCCGATGATATCAAGCTCAAGCTGAATAACAATCATCTGGAATACAAGGACAAGTCCCTGAAGTTCAAGTATCATCTCCACGAAGATGGAGTGATCACCAAACCGAAGCTGTCTCTGGAAAAGATTCGTAATTTTGAATACAATCTCCAATTTGATTTGGATTTTGAATTCCTTTCCAATGTTCTTCAGAAATCATCCATCACAAACACCAATAAGCTTTACCTCTTCACTGAGAATGATTCTCTGGTGTGGAAGCTGGGCGATGAGACGGTTCCCAACAGTGACACTCTGAGCATCGTGGGGGATGAAGTGGATTTTGAATTGGAATCATTCATTCTGAAGATTGATAATCTCAAATTGCTTTCCAAGGTATCCAAGAACGGAAATGTGTTCAAGATCAATTCCAAGCTGGGAGTTGGTTGCATCATCACGAAGAGTGGGGATTTTGAGATGGAATACATCTTATCATCGCTTAAAAACTAGAATATAATAAAATTATGGGAATGTTTAACAACCTCACAATAGACGAGAGCATCACTCTACCCGATCTTCCTTCAGAGATTGATCGGAAGACTTTGGTGTTCCAAACCAAGGATTTGGATGAAAATCTGATGCTGAATTTCAGGGTAAATTCTGAAAAGAAGTTGGAAATCCTCAGACAAACAGGACATCATTTTGAAAATCCCAACATTCCGTTCTTTGGTATGGAATTCGTAGTTGAAAAAGAATGGTGGGAGCCATATGACTTCACCGGAACGGTTGGTATTTACGAATCTTATCGTCATCCTGAAGATAAGGGTATGCAGTATGGCACTCCTGATGCTCATAGATTTATCTGTGGATGGATTGAATGGGATGTTAAATTCATTGATGGTGAATTGAGTGATATTACTTTGGTAAAGCACGACATTCCTTACAAGAGAACGGATGATGAATTGAAAGCGTATTTGGAAGAAGTCGAACAAAACCGCAAGGAAATCAATGACAGGCTTAGGAAGAATCGTTTGGAAAACCCAAACGCCAAAGAAATGCTGATTGATGGGATTGATGAGATCACCCGAAGGAATTATGTGATTCCTCAAATTGAGGATTATTACACGGATTTAAAAGAAATACAAAATAAAATAAATGAATACAGAACAAAATACGACAGATGGTATGGAACAGCACCGGAGCAAGATTGAAGGAACGCGAGCGGTTATCGAACAGCTTCAACAGCAGCAGAATGATCTATATGACAAGTTGATTGATGAAATTGAGCCATCAGAAGAACAAGAACCTTGGCTATGGGATCATTGTTTCAATAGTTATCCTTGTGACTCTTCCGAATATGGTAAAATGGTAGAAAGGGGTATCTATGGCGATCAATGATGTGACGGGAAAAGTTATAAAGTCTGGTATCCAGAACAAAGCTTATGATGAAGGGTGGGAGCGTATCTTCGCCAAGAAGACCGCCCACGAATGGCTCAAGGAAACGCCAGAGGTTATTCGTATTGTGAATCCCAATGGCTGGGCATGGGACGATGGAGTGACGATGGATACTCCCATTAAATGGTCGGATTTTAATAATCGTTTGAATCATTCAACAGTAATTGCCGATATATCAGTTAAATAATTGAATGAAATCGTTTTATCAATTTTTTTGGGAAAAATTCACCGATATTGGCAAATTATCTCCCGAACAATTAAGAAAGGGTCAAAGACTTGATCCAAACAATCCTGATAATTTTCAACAGGTGAGCGGTAGGGTATTTTTCCAAGCCCTGACAAATATCACGAAGAATGATGAATTTCGCAAAACGGTAAATCCCAAATTTTTTAAGAACATCAAGAATAATCTCAGTGTTTATCCCGTTCAAGATTACCAGCGCATGAAGTGTTTCTTGGGTAAGAACAATTCCAGTGGATTTTGTATCAAGGATGAAGATGAATTGGTTTCGGTGTTCTCCTCGCAGGAATCTTCGGGTAATGCTCTGGTGCAGGAGGCTATCAAACAGGGAGCCACAAGATTGGACTGTTTTGCAACCCAAGACGATAAAGGCAACATCAAGGATGAAGGTTTGTTCAGGCTTTACAGTAGAAATGGTTTCGTGATTGATCGAACGCTGAATATGGAGGGAGAATATCCGGTGAAAAACGGTATTTCATATTTTGTGGATGATAACGGAAACGTTGATCCCACAAATCCTACGGTGGTGATTTTTATGGTTAAAAACTAGAGTATAATGCTATCATGATTATATTTTATCCAGAAGAATACAAAGAAAATGCTTCCAAATACGAGAATGTTCGTTTTTATCCAATAAAAGACAAATTCATGTCTATTGACGTTGATGACAATGGGATGTA